TAGTCCATAATTCTCACATCTGCACCCCCTCCTTAACCCCAAAGCTTGTCTAGGAACTTCTCTTCGGCAAACTCGCCGAAATCCATATCGATTTCCTCGAATAACATGGCTGTCGCCATGGCATTGATCATGGCGACGATCAAGTCAATGCGATCCCTGGACTTGTTTTTCATTGGCTTGATGTTCTCGTTACCGTCCACCGCTAGTGCAATATTTCCCCAACACCAGCGAGCAACGGGGTTAACCTCATGCGTCATCAGTCCACGTTTCATAAGTTGCTCAATGAGCTTCATAGCCGGTGACATCGTCGCCATGTTCTGCCCGATCTCGATTACATCAACCCCAGCACGAATAAGCCGCTGAGATAGCATGCGGCTGTTCCAAGGGTCAGTACCGATAGTGTGAATGTCATATTGTTTACTGGCCACAATCAACCTTGCCTCAACAAAATCATAATCTACAACGTCGCCTGGCGTTGTCAGCAAATGCTTCTGATCCACCCAGCGCTCATAGGGAACGCCATCCAAACGAACACGTTCACGCATGTTGTCCTCCGGAATCCAGGCATCGAAAATAACCCGCCAATCTGGAATCCCTTCTTGTGGTGGGAAAAGGTAACAAGCAGCAGTTATATCGGTTGTACTGGACAAATCCAGCCCGGGGTAACATTTCTTGCCGATCAGATCCGCTAGTCCCCACTTTCCGATTGTCTTGTCCCACAAGCTAAGCGGCTGCCAACCAATCTTTTTAGTGCTAACCCACTGATTTAATCTGAGCCAACGAAACAGTTTTTCGGATGCTGGGCTGTTTCGAGCAGCGACTGCCTCCGATCTCACAGACTCGATGCTGATTGTGTGCCCAAGACTTGGGTTAATCTTAAACCATAGCTCCTCGTCGAATATATCCTCTTCAGGTTTCTCGGGATCTGTTCCAAAATCATCCGGTACACCGTAGATTCGGACGTACCAAGTGTCGTCAACTAACTCACCTGATTTTAATTTAAGTGCTTTCTCATGGATCTCAAATCCAATGGAGTGTCGATCAGGGTCATCCCCTGCTGTCGTGATTACCCACCAGAGCGGCTCACGGCGAGCTGCGCCTGCACCAAAAGTCATGACATCCCACAGATCCCGGTTAGGTTGAGCGTGTAGCTCATCGAATATGACGACCGTCGGGTTAATTCCGTGCTTTGTGTAGGCTTCCGCAGATAGGACCGTCATGATTGTGCCGGTTTCTCTGTTGATGATCTCCTTGCTGCTGTCCTTTACCTTGAGTAATGCCGAGAGTTCAGGATCTTGCTCGATCATACCGGCAGCCGCTTTATACACCAACCCGGCTTGCTTTTTATCAGCTGCGCAACAATAGATTTGACCTCCAGGCCCATCACACACTAGGTGATAAAGGCCGAGACCGGCAATCATTGTCGTTTTTCCGTTTTTCTTAGGCATCTCGAGATATGCGTACCGGTACTGCCTATAGCCTTGATTATTGACGGTACCATACACATCCCACAACAAGCTATGTTGCCAATCAAGTAGAGTCAACGGTTGGCCGTAAAAGTCATCTACGCCATTGAGCATGCCCATAAATTCTATGGGCTCAAGTGCCCGCTTCTTATCATGTGCCATGGGCACCACGCCTGTTCATGAATTCGCCCATGCGTGACTTCGGCGCTTCCTTTTTGGGCTGCGGTACGTTCTTAACTTTAGCCAGAGGATTGAGAAATAGGCGATCCTGCATCTTGAGAAGCATGTCCATTTTTTTATTAATGGCTGTTTCGATTTTCAAGATGCCATCGATCGATGCCAGATCGGCGAGCGCCGCCATTGCTTTCATGACGTAATCGTCCTGCTCCAGGATATATTTATACAACGAGTCCGTATCCGTTGCAATTTGGTCAATGCGCTGATAAGCCTCGAGCAGCCGCTCATACTCACTGAACGTTTTACAGTAGAGCGCAAGCATTCCTACGTCCGAACTGGTCAGCAGCTCAACGCCTTGCTTAGCAGCCAACTTGTATTCGTCGATAAGGCTTTTCCAAAGCTTTGCGGCTGCCTTGTCCTTCGTGACGAATGCTGGTCTTTTTAATTTTGCGAGATCCTTTTCACCAAGCTTGACCTCTGCCTCTTTCCTGGCTTCAATCTCCGCTTTCGTCAAGTGACTCGGATTCCCTTCGGCCAGGTGCAGGCCGATTGATTTTGCATTTCGACCCGCCATAGGGCCACCTCCAATTTCTAAAAACTTTCAAAACCCGAAAAAAATCTGCGTGAAGGTGGGGACGGGGTCTCCTTAGTCGCCTCTACGAAATTTTTGACCCTCCCCCTACCCCTCACACTTCACCGTAGTAAAGTGTTATCGATTCGTTCCATACTTCCTTTTATCCTCGGCAGTCTTAATCGCATGATGCTGATTGCACAATGACCTTAAGTTGCTCAGCACTAATCGCAAATCCCAGCGTACTCCAATCGGTATGATGTGATCCACCGGAACTGCTTGCGTAATACGCTGTTCTAGTAAGCAGTCCTGACATAGACCATGATCACGTATCAATGCCTCTTGCCTTACCCGATCCCACTCAATACTGTGGTAAAAAGCAGTTGCCTTCTGATCCCGTTGGTACTTGTCATAGCGCTTGTGCCGATCTCTCTGTTGTTGCACTTCTAGCAGCTCATGCTCTTTGCAATACCGGTTTGACGTCAGCTCCCGACACCCGACTTTACCACAAGGCCGCTTAGGCTTATTCGCCATAGACATCACCTAATGCGATGCGGTCCTTGTTTCGCTTCGCCCACTTGATCGCCTCGGGCAGGTTGATATGATGTCGGCCGTAACATGTGTGCAAAATCACTATCTTGTCCTGCCGTTGGAACCTCCACCAGACTCCATCAAGTTGGATGTACTCCCGACTTCGCCGGTTCGGTTGATGGATCTGCAGGCTAAGTTGCTGTGTCAGCTCGTGCCGATCAATCGGCCCGACACGCTGACAGTACCGCTCGTAAGCATGGTTCGTTAAGATGAGTCCTGATTCACGTTTCATATCCCTCGCTCCACTTGTAAATGTTTTCCTCTTGTGCTACAATAAGACTAAATCCGAAAGCATCGGTCGTGAAGAGTCGTGGGAAAGCATCCCTCGGCTCTTTTTGCTTTTACCGGAAAAGGAAAAACCTTACTCCGGCAAAGATTATAGCCCACAACACTACCGCCAACGGTATAGCGACTAAAAGCCCTCTGAAGAATCCTCGATCATCGTTCACGTCCATGCCTCCGTTCTTTCCGGTTGCGTGGATCAGGACCGGAGATTAGTGCCAGCTTACGAATAAATCGGTTCAACCACTTCATGCCCAGTCCTCCTCACACATGTCGTCCCTGCTCCCACCCCTAGCTACAATGGGACGATAACCCCACGAAAAAAAGACGCCCATCTCGGACGTCTTCTCGTTATACCTTCGCTATGAAAATCTATGAAAACTACTACACGCTAACATAATATCACGGATTTAACTCTCGAAACGGTCACTTTTCGGTCAATTTATTTTACCAGCCAAGAATGTCTGCGATGTTCTGGATGAATACTCGCCGCCATCGCCTATACGTACTCTCGCTGATCCCAACTTTATCGCACAACCCAAGCGTGGAATAACGCTGTGGCGTTGTCCAGTATTTGAGTTTTATCAACTCCTGAATCTGTTGTGGCAGCTTGTTGTAGGACTCGTCGATTGCATCCGCTACACGCTCTAGATTCAGTAGTTTAGCGCTGCTAGCCAACCCAACTGCCATTCTACCCGTCGGATCACCTGGCATTCGCACTGAGTTTTTGCCCTTCACCACTCCGGGCTCATTAACCTCTTCGTCGTATGGCGTAAGGATCTCCTCTCGGAGTCTAGCAATCTCACGTTTGCGATATGGATATGCAAATAACTCAGCCTCAACGTGATGGAAAACCCCTTTACGCAAAACCTTCTCCTGTGTCGTCATGCTGCCTCACCTCGCTGTTAGTTTTTCCAATCCACACATCAGCTTTATCACTACGCCGATCAGCTGCACCGCTTCAACACCGGCATGCTGATTGTCGCCCTGGTCGATGGCTTCCCACACCTCAAGCATTGTGCAACG